CTTAACATCGCCTCGACCATAATCACTTTCTTTGTCAACATATGCATAAAAATATCCTATACCACATATTGCATAATCATGTACAACTTGCTTAAACATTTCATTACCATCGGAAATTTCCCAAATATAATGAAGAATTGTGTTTATAACGTGCGACATTTTAACATCCGAATCCTCTCGTGCGATAGCACGAAATTTTGGAGGTCTCGCAGTTGTAATGGCTTTGAATTGTTCAATAGCCGAATATAACCTATCTACAGATAGGCTACTTTGATTTCTAGATGCTAATTCATCTACCTCAGCATCTGTCCAATGATTACCTAAGTAAAAATCAATATCTTCTCTTGCACCTTGCTCCCAATCTTTTCGGGCATCAGACCAAGATTTATAGAGTTCTTTGACTCGTTTCGCTCTAACGTCTTCTGGAAATTTTTTATCTGCCATATCTTTTTTAAATTACCTAGGGTTTTACAGTCTATAACCTATTAAATAAAAATAGGAAAAACAAACTATTTATTTTAGATTCTTGCACCTGTCATCCAATTATACTTTTTAAGTATTTTTCTTTTACTGCCTTTTCTACCATTTTTTGAATGACCCCCAGGCTTTTGATGCCCTCCTGTATATTGTGTTGCTAGATAAAATGCATCTATCGTATCATCATGTGCACCTTTAGGAAAATCCATCAATTCTCCAATAAACTCTGTATGCGATTTTTTACAATGTACTGCTTTTTGTCTAAACATTGGTTGTAATCCTTCAAACAATCTATCTTTCTTTTTTTGAGTATATCCTTTAATACCTTTTTCTATTCCAGGTAGAAATAATCCTTCGCTTTTACTTCTTCGCATAACATAATCTCTTAACATCTCTTGATATGCTATTGTTTCAATATTTACCCTTTTAACGGGTTTATACTTTTTAAAAATTTTAAAAATTTGTTCCGCACAATCCATAGGGAGGACTCTTTCCCTCCAATATTCAAGAACGTAATAATCGTGTTCTGCAGTAACTCCAACAACCATAATAACACTATAGTCCCTGTGGTCAGCAACAGATGAAGCAGGGTCAATACCAATATAGATATTAATAGGCTTATCACTACCATCCACCCTAAGAACCCATGCACCTTTTTCGTCATCGAACCTAGGAACTCCTTCGTATAAGTTGTCATTTATATCTTCCTCACTAAAAACAGCATCTTCGGGAGACCTTGCTTGATTCATATACTCTTGATAAAACTTAGCAGGAGTACCCGAGTCTATATAAAATTGTTTTCTTTGTTCAATTTTTTCCATCGACCATCTTGATGGCCAGATAGGTTCTCCATTTTCTATTGCTTTTTTAGTATACACATCCCAAGCATAAGGTGTTCCTTCTTTATCTGCTTTTTGTTTGTTTATTATTATATTATTTAAAAAACTATCCCAATGCACAACAGTTCCGTTACACCATAAAAATCCTTTTTTATCAAAGTCTATAGCGGGATATACCGCAGCAGTTACCCAATTCTTCATTTGTATACGACTATCGGGGGTTTTTGTATTCAACTCAGACTCAAAATCGTCTAGCACGATGCCTGTATACCTAGTTGAATACTGCTTTTTACCTCTAAGACGTTGTGATGCACCTTTACCAATCATCCTACACCCGTTGGCTAACACGATTTCGTTTTTAGTCCACTTATCTCCTTGTAAGTCTCCAAAGTAATAATGTATAGCGGGGTTTTGATATATGTGATTAGCAATCCATTGAATATTATCTATTGCTTGGTCTTGTGCCTCCCCAACCCAAGCGATAAACTCGGGTTCGTCTTTACTAGCAAATAAAAAACGATGCAGTATGGCGGTAGCAGCCATAGTAGATTTTGCATGGTCACGAGGCAATACAAGACATAATTGTTGTTTAGTGCGGTCTATAAGTAGTTCTCCGACCTCACGATGGAATTGTGGTGTAGCGGATGCTAAAAAGTCTTGGGGAGAAAATAATTTACCAAATGCAATTAAATCACTATATGCAGTTTGTAGTATCTTCTCCTTATCACTTATATTTCCATTAAGATTTAAATTAGCCATTTACCATTTAACTTTATTCGCCCAATATGCTGCCGACATTTTGCCTTTTGCAATATTTTTACCATGCCTAGCCTTAAAAGACTTTCTACGATTTTTTTGTTTCATAGACTCGCCCTTTTTAGGTTTGCCCGCAGTTTTTACTCCTTGTTGCCCAAAACGGATAGTTTTTACTTTACTACCTACTTTTGCAACAACAACATGAGATTTTTTTGGATGGTTAGGTGTTCTTTTAGGTTTATTATAACCACTAACACCTGCTCTTGCTAATCTAGGGTCTTTCTTCTTTGTAGCCATTATTTCTTTTTCCTTTTGACTATCTTTTTAGTTTTGCCATTATGTGTTCTAGCAAACTTGTGTGTTTTTGTTTCTCTTATGAGTGTACCATAGTATCTTTTACCACCATACATCCAACTTACCTTTTTAGCCATTTAATCCTCCACTATTTCAAAATGAGGAAAATCATCAAATCGATTATCCATAACTTGGAAATCTCTATCCCAATCGCCACCCCATCTTAACGTAATGCCCATTTGACGAGCAATACCCAAAACAAAACCAGCAAAGAGAGTTTGACGTTCCCTGTCATCCCAATCAACAGGATAAGGGGTAACATCCACAGCCCTACTAGGATTAGAATTATGACGACCATTTGGATATCTAACTTTAGTTTTTCCTTCTTCAAACAACTTATTTTGTCTTTCTTCACTTCTATGCCCTTCAAGAACAGAGCAGTCAACATGCTTAATAACTTCATTGAAGACCTTTTGCAACCTTTGGTCACATGTCGAAAGGTTCTTTTTAGATGTTTTCCCAAAATAAGGCACGTTACTTAGTTTTGGTCGAATATTTACGACCATCCCATGTAAATGTTTTTTGACCTTTTTTCTTAGCAGCAGCAAATGCACTTCTAAAAGATTTCGCAGCACCCGACTTTTTAGAGTATTTAGCATATGCTCCACCTTCTGTCATCTTAACTGCTTTCATGCCTTTTCTAATTCTACCTGTTGCTTTGATTTTAGACGGATTTGCTTTTTTAGCGATAGTAACTTTCTTTAATCCACTACCTTTTTTCTTTTTCTCCGCTTTTACCGCCATCTTGTTAATTTTTTTCATATTTCTTTTAGATTGAATTTTGCTTTTAACTTTTTTAACTCTACTTTTAACTTTACTTACTGCTTTTTTCAATCTAGAGCCTATTTTTTTTCTAGGTCTTCCTTTTTTAGAACCATATGTTCCTTTTCCACTTGGCATGGTATTTCTCCTTTTATTTATGCTTGACCAAGTTCATCCTTAGTCATTAATTGTAATAAGTTATCCTCCGTATCAAACTCGCTAAAGCAGTTAGGGCATAACCATGATACAACTTCTGTTGTTAACCTTCTATCTTCTGTAATTGCAATTCTGCGTGAGCAATTGTCATCGTAATATAAATTATAATCACATACTTTACAAAGGTCTTTTGGTATTTTCTTAATTTTAACTCGATACTTTGACTTTTTAATTACATCTATAACTTCATCAGGCAATGTGCCTTCAAAATTAATCTTAACTATTGTAGATTTGTCGTCTTTTTCTTTATTTATCTTTTTCGGCATGTCCAAGTAGTTTTTCTTGTTTGATATGTTCGAGTTGTTCAGGTGTAAACCCTTGCCATACAGTCAATTGTTCCTTCACATTCTCTTTTGTTTCAAATAGACCACTTATTTTAGCCAAAGAATCTAGTGCTCGTAACGTAGTAGCATCATTTTCGCCTATATCCGAGATTTGTTTATACTTGCTTATGATGTAATTAGGCGATACACCCTCTTCATCTAGCACTTTTTTGACTTCTTCACTAATCATTGCTTGTATCCTCTTTGTTTTTAGTAATTGTGTTGACCTAGCCTTAGCATATTGGTCGTTTTCCGTAGAATAAGCACGTTTGTAAGCAGAAACAGCATTCTCGCCACTAGCAAGATAACGGGCAAATAACACTTCACGACTACTTACATCTTCTTTTTTAATAAATCTTTTATATTCGTTAGTTCCCGAGAAAGTATATATATTTTCGGCAACAACATTTTCCATAACAGAGTTACTTTCCGTAAGGAAAGTTCCGCAGATAGTACGGATGTAAGGCTTTTTATTGCCATTTTTATCTGCAATCAATCCTTTCTTAAGTATTTGTACTACTCCACCATCATCGGTGCTAACCCAATCTCCTTCGTTGCCTTTCCTCCATTGTTTTATTGTTTCATACTCAGGGTATGCTCTTTTAAAGTCTATATGAGTGGTGTAAAGGTAATGGGTAACACCTTTGATTGTCTTAGAATTATAATTCATCTTATCCATAATCGAAATATAGGTAAAAAATCTGTCAATTTCAAAGTAAAACAAAAACCTTGTTTAATTGTTCAATCTGATTATATTGTATTATAAAGCATTAATAAAGCATTAATAAGTCTTATATAAGTCTTATTATAATACTTAATAAAGCATTATTAAACTCCCCCTATAGTCCCCCTCTTACAGTTTTCCCAAAAAATTTTACAAAAAATTTGCCCAAATGCATTTTAGTAAAGGAAATGGAAAGCGATTTAGACATACCATAATGTTGAAAAATTGGATTAGAATGTGTGTACTTGTTTTTGACCGCATACCCCCCCTATTTGCGAACCCTCTATACCCTCTAGTTTGGTTGAAAATTCGGTTTTGATTCGGATTAATAAATATTTTAACAATACCCTCTAATATTGAGCGGAAAAAATTCCGCACCACGACCACTATTATATATATTATACTTGTAATAATCATTATATTATAATAAATTACATATGTAATCAACGAATGATTACCGCTTTTTGAAATAACCTAGATAATAAAAAACAGAACGGAGGTATATACAATGAGTATATCACAAGTAGATAGTAAACTTTTAAAAGCAATGGGAATTAGTGAAAGTCAACTATCAAATAAAGTAGTAAGTAACAAGGTAAAAAAACCTAGTACAAAACTAGAAGTTTTAAAACTAGAGGCAAAAACAAAGATAGCCGAAGTTAATAAAACTCAAGGTCAAAATGTTAGGTTTCAAGCACTAGTGAGAGACGGCAAGACAAAAGACGGAAAGCCACAATATAAACTCACTAACCAAAGCGGAGACTTCCTAGTTGTAAAAAATGATGATGGAACTTTTACCGCTTCTAGAGTACATTACTACACCGAAAGTTTTAAAATTGCGGACTATGTTATAATCGGTAGCAATAGCGACCTAAAAAAATAGCCTAGATTTTAGAACCTAGATAATTAGCCCTAGTCAATTAAGATTAGGGCTTTTTATTTATATCTAGATTATATCACAAACTAAAGAAAAGGATAACTACAATGAACAGAAAAGAGATAGACAATCTACTCTATACAATAGATAGAACAAAGTATGAAGTAGAAGTAAACAAAGTAACTAAAGAAGATTATAGCATTAAGATAATAAAGAAAATGAAATGCTGTGATATATGCAAACAAGACAAATATTATAAGAACTTAACAGTTAGACAGGATAGCCGAGTCCCATTTATGATGGTTGCTAAGAATGTCTGTAGACAATGCCTACCAAATGTTAATATGATACTAAATAATTTAAAAGATTCTATTAAGAGTCCACTGCAAACAGGCAAGTGGTAATAACCTAATAAACACAAGGAGAACACACTATGTTTTATAACATATGGAATACACTAACTACACCAATCTGTATAGAAATAGGTTGGCTACTTCTAGCATATGCTATCTATAGAATAGTAAAAGCACAAACACCTAGAAGGAGAAGATAAGTATAACTGCATATGGCGTGAAAGTCGTGCGAGAGGTAAGGACTGCGAGTAGTTATCCGCCTTGCCTCTGCTACCGAAAAGGTAGATATGTAAACAATAATAACAGTAAAGGAGAAGTTATGTCAAAAGACAACACTACTGCCGAAAGACAACCTACAATGGATGAGATAGTATGGTCTGTAACTGCAAAGTGCGACTCATACCTAATCAATACATTTGGTATAGGTTGGAATGACCTTGCTGATAATACTTGTGTAGAAGATTTCGTATGTGAAGATTTCTATAGCAACGATACAGAAACACAAGAACACATAGTAAAAGATATATGTTGGGATAAGTTAGACCTAGACGAAACTATCTATAATGCTATGACACCTCAGCAACTGAACGTCATTATCTATGGGGAGGATGCCTAGATGGAACAACCTATAACCCACAGAATAGATGACAAAGAACCTACCTATGAAGAACTAAAGAATATGGTAGGTGGATACATAGATGCAGCCAGCACAAGTGCTAGAACATATAAATTATATATGAGATTTCAAAACTCTGGTTATGATTTTAGTGTGAACAGAGATGGTGCAGATGCTTCGGACAGTGCACAAGGTTCTCATTCACCTGTAGGTGCATCTTTTATGACAGTTATGGAGGTGTCAGACGTATGATTACTAAAGCATATAAAGCTCTTGTTGGAGCAGATGTTAAGCTTGAACTTGTAGGAAATGATATTTCTGGAGTAATCTGGAAAGACTCAAGAGAAAAGCCAGCTGATGATGTTGTTCTAGCTAAAATAGCAGAACTTCAAAAAGAATATGAAAATCAACAATACGCTCGAAACAGAGCAGAAGAGTATCCAGATTGGGGTACACAACTAGATTATATCTACCACAACGGTGTAGATAAATGGAAGACAGATATAGTCGATCCTGTCAAGAAAAAGTATCCCAAACCTTAACATATGGCATTAACACAAATAAGCACCGCAGGCGTAAAAGACGATGCGGTGACGTCGGGTAAGAT